TTCTTGTTGCGGTCGGCGTGGGATTCGCGCATATTCCGCACTGCTTCTACCAATGAAGATACGGACCGCTGGTTCTTCTGTACCATGTTGGTAGTGCATCTCTTGCGCTTCTGCGGTCTGGTAAAGCCGGAAGTGAATCCTGCAGAGCTTGAGCCGGACGATATGAGGCCGGGAGGGAAGTTCGAAAGAGATTGTCTCTTTGATGGCATCTGGGTTGGCGATGAGGTCCGACTGAAATGAATGGAATCATATTGCCGCAGCCGCTGGATATAGCCGAACAAGAGCGGCATATTCTTCTGGATCGCCGGCGTGTAGATATATTGGAGGATGCGCGGCGGCATTATATCCTGTCGCCAAAAGTTTCAAAAATCAGCGGGCCGTGGAATGACGATTATACACCGTATATCCGGCGGCCTGTATCCCTACTGCAAAATCCGCCGGTACGAATCTGGATTTCAGCCAGCAGACAGACTGGAAAGAGTACATTGGTTGGTTTGCTGCTTGATTATATCGTACGCAATGACCCGTCGCCGATTGGCATCGTCTTGCCGCAGGAGAATGTAGCGAAAAATCGCATGCGCAAATTTCGGACGCTGTTCGAATCCTCACCGCAATTGCTGGAGCGGCTTGGCGGCGATGTCCGCCGGCTCAATATCGGTGAGCCGACCGATTTAGGAGATATGATCATCTATCCCTGCTGGTCATCCAGCATCGCTACGCTTAGCGATAACAGTATCCGTGTAATGGTGTACGATGAGGTCGTGTTGTTTGATATTCTGCCCGACGGCGAAAACCCCATCGAAAGCGGGAGAGACCGGCAGCAGACATGGCAGGAGACGGCTATTGAGTTGGGCGTCTCCAGCCCCGGCGTGCAGGGGGACCTGCACGACCAGCAGATGCGGGCCGGCTCCGATGAGTTCTGGTATGTCCCATGTCCGCTGCCCGGCTGCGGGCGATGGCATGAGCTGAGGACATTTGTAGATGAAAACGACGAAAGATATATCGTGCTTGATAGACCAGCTCCGAATAAGTACTATAGTCCGACGACCTATGAGCGCAGCCCGCGCCTGAGCCGCTATGTTTGTCCACATTGCGGCCGCGCTTGGTCGGAGGCCGACCGCTGGCACGCAAATCTGGAAGGGGTCTATATATCGCATCATCAGGAGATTATGCCCGACGGTTCGCGCGGTAAGCCGAGACAATCAATGGATGCATCGGGAGCGATTACCGGCCCGCCGCCGGAGGGCCCGCAATACAGCTTCAACTGGCACATGATGATGGCGTATCCGAAGTTTGCTCCGGTAAGCGCGATGGCCGCCCAGTATGTCCGGGCCGTCAACGGCATGTCACGCGGCGATAAATCCAGCATGAAGAGATGGGTTCGCGCTTTCCAGAGTAAACCATGGAAGGAAGAAGCAAAGGTCATCCATATTAGCGATCTCGAGCTGAAGAAGAATAATTATCCCGCCGGAGTTGTCCCCAACGATGTTCAGATATTGGTAGCCGGCGCTGACTACCATAGGTCGGAGCTTGGGCAGGTTCGCATTGATTATTTGGTTAAAGGTTTTGCCCCCGACCTGCGCAACTATGATATATTATACGGCCATGCCGGCTCATTGGAGGAGATGTTTCGAGCGACGACGATTCAGTCATTCCCGTGGGCAGAACCATGCGATAAGCCGGAGCTGATGCTATCCTGCGGGTTTATCGATTCCGGCTATCAGCCTGAAGATTTGAAAAACGAAATCGTTGACGAGGTCTATCAGTTTTGCCGGCGCTATTGGCGGTTGCGCATATGGTATCCCATCAAGGGTGGTCCGAATACGCAGACGGAGATGTTCCGCATTACGCCATTAGACCGAGTGGTGGAGCAGAGGGAAAAACGATACAGGCGCAAATACGCGCATCAATATGTCGGTATGGAGTTGATTACGCTGGCTGTCGTACAGCTGAAGGATCTTGTCGCCGCTTGGGCGGAAGCGCCGATGGGAGCGCCCGCAAGCACATCTTACAATCGGGATATGCCGCCTGAATTCTTTGCCGAGCTTGGCAACGAGTATAAGGGGAAAAATGAAGACGGCAAATGGGGCTGGTGGCCGAAGGAGCGAGGCCTGCCGACGCATGCATTGGACGCCAGCTGCTATGCGACGGCCGCTGGATACTACAGGCGCGTCAATGAGATTTGGAGCGAAGGCGAAATCCAAAAGATTGAGCAGGCGCTCAAAGAGCGCAATATCCAGCCCGTGCGGGTACGGCTCAGCGAAAAGCCACGGAGGCGCCTATGACGGTAGGCGAGCACAAACCTATCGTAGGTTTGCGATGCCCGTCCTGCGGCTGCACGCATTTTTATACGATTGATTCACGCCCAATCGTTGGCAACCGTATCCGCCGCCGGCGCATCTGCCGAAACTGCGGGCGGCAGGTCCGAACGATAGAGAGGATCGATGTGGAAATCCAGAAATAAAATTTTTTCTATATATAGATTATTTTTTGATTTTACGAATTTTCTTGCTTGAAAATTTATAGAAAAATGCATTGATAAAAATAGAAAGGAAATTTTGGAGAAATCATGGCAACAGCAGCGACATATCAAGCAATCATCGATGCGATTGATGCAGCGATCCTTTCCGGCGTGAGCGGACCCGGAGAGCTAACCTGCTCCGGCAGGACTATCCGTTATCGGTCGCTGCGTGAGCTGACAGAGATTCGGGAGCGGTACGCAGCTTTGGCCGCCCGCGCCGGCGGTAAAACGGGCTATAGATTGACAGGATATAAGTCTGCTGGGGGGCGTCTGTGATGAAGAAAAAATCAGCGATGCCGAAGCAAAAAATGATTTTGAGCGATAAGCCGCGCATGCGGTATATCAGCAGCCGAGCGTTTTTCGACGCAGCTGCAACGAATCGTCTCAACGAAAAGCACTGGCAATATGCATCAGATTTCGACATTGATACATTGCTGCGCGGCGATTTGGCAACTATCCGCAAGCGGGCCATGTACGAGATCTGCAACAATTCTTATTGCGCAGGCATAGCAGATACGCTGGCTGATTATCTGGTTGGAACAGGGCCGATACCGCAGGTCAACAGCGGCAACGAGGAGTTCGACGAGGAAGCAGAGAGGCGATTTATCGAGTGGACTGAATATTGCGACTACACGCAAACGATGGAGTTCGGCGAGCTTTTGCGAATGCAGATAGCATTGCAGCAATGCGAATGCGGCGGTTCGCTAACCGTCCTCAAACAAGACCCAAGCGCCGGTCCGTATGAAGTCGGTTTGCGCCTTTTAGCGGTTGAAATGACGCGGCTATGCAATCCGATGGATGCAATCGGCGTAACAAAGAAGCTGCACGATGGGATTGAATTTGACGCCTATGGACGGCCGGTCGCATACTATATTTTACGCGATAATCCTAACAGCAGCTATGTTGAGCACCTCTGGGAATACGACCGTGTTCCGGCAATGCAGGTGATTCATCTTTATCGAGTATTGCGCCCCGGCCAGCATCTTGGTATTCCGTGGTTTACGCCGGCATTGCCGCTGTTTGCGAATTTACGGCGGTTTACGCTGGCAACAATCGAGGCGGCAGAAACTGCAGCCAACCATTCCGGCGTGCTGAAAAACACAATGGGATTGGAAAGCGATAATGAATCCATCGAATCAAACGATGTAATTGAGCTGGAGCGAAACGCACTATTGACATTGCCAGCCGGATGGGAAATCCAGCAGATGATGCCGCAGCATCCGTCAACGACATACAAGATGTTCAAAGCGGAAATCATCAACGAAATTGCCCGATGTGTTAGCATGCCATACAATTTGGCCGCCGCCAACAGCGCCGAATACAATTACGCCTCCGGCCGGCTTGACCATCAGGCATTCTTCCGATTCATTACGACGACGCGTAGATGGGGAGAGCGCAGATTTCTGAACCGCGTTTTCAATGCATGGCTGACCGAAGCATTTTTAATTCCCGGATTTTTTAAATCACGGCCGACATTTGAGCAGGCAATGACGGCCGGTCGTTCGGTCGAATGGTATTGGCCGGGCTTCAAGCATGTTGACCCGACCAAAGAGGCCAAAGCTGACGAAATCAATCTATCTGCAGGAACAACAACGCTATCGGATATATACGCCGAGAAGGGGCAGGATTGGCGGCGCAAGATTATTCAGCGCGCCAAAGAAATCGCGATGATGAAAGAATACGGCATTCCCTTTAAAGATGAAAAAAATGAGAGCAATGAAAATGAAGACGCAGAAGAAGAATAGTACGCAGGTATTAACGGTACGCTCTGAACCGGTCCTGCCGGACGGGCAGCGGATTGATTGCGATTTGACAGTGCGGGCCTATCGAGCGGACTTGAAAACGCTTGACCTGTCAACCCGTTCAGTAGTGGCGGTATTGGCTACAGAAGACCGCGTCAGGGTAGTCGATTGGGAGCGCTATGAGGTCATCGAAGAGATACTGCGAATGGATGGTGCGATATTGCCGGAGCAAGTCCCGCTGCTGGATACCCATAATCGCACCAGCGTTCAAACGCAGCTTGGAAGCACAAGGGATTTGCGGATTGAAAACGGCAGGCTGATAGGCCGAAACTATTACAGCAGCTCACCGGACGTGGAGCATGCATGGACGCTATGCCGCGAGGGTCACCTGACGGATAATTCCGTTGGCTATCGCGTCATTGACGGCGTCCTCATCGAACCCGGACAGACCGCCGAGGTCGGCGGACAAACATATACAGCATCACCGACTATGCCGCTGCGGATAGCGGTGAAATGGGAACTAAGGGAAAACAGCGTTTGCCCCATCGGGGCAGACCCGAAAGCAAAAACAAGGAATAAACAAAATACTATTGCAACAGAAAGGGAATCAAACATGAAGAACAAAGACAATGAGGATCTGACCGAGACCGTTCGGACGCAAATAGATGATAACACTGCGGTCGATGGTCAGCGAACGGAACAGTCTGCCGACGCTACAGGCGTCCAGTCGGCTATCAGTGAGGCCGAAGCCAAGCGAATAGCTGAAGAGGCCGTCCGAAAAGAGCTGGCGCGGCAGGCAGCAATTCGAGAAGAAGCAGCCGGCTTGGGCATCGAAGAAAAGGATATTCAGCGCTGCCTGTGCGATCCTGCGATGACAATCGAGAATGCCCGCGCCGAATTCCTGAAGGTTATCCGCGCACGCAACCAGAACAAGGTTGGCGCATCGGTCGGCATTATCGTACCGGACCGCAGTATCGACCAGCGGATGCTGGTAGATATTATGCTGATGCGGTCGGGTTCAGCCGATTTGGTTTTAGCTGATAAGGTAGATGGCGCAAAGCGTGCGGAGCTTGCCGATAAGCACCGCGACATGAGTCTGATTGACCTCTGCCGGCAGTCTATCCTGCTGGATGGCGGAACAGTTCCTGTTGGGCGGGATGAGATGATTCGTGCGGCGCTGAATACTTCCACCCTGCCGACGGTGCTTGGCGCAGTTTACAACAAATCCCTACTGAAGGGATACGAGAGCGTTGAACCTACATGGACCAAATGGTGTCAAATAGGAAATCTCAGCGATTTCAAAGTGGCGACTCGCGTTCGCTTGACCGGCGACGGCGGACTCGAAAAGGTTGGCGATGGCGGCGAATTGAAGCTGGGCAGCGAAACCGAAGAAAAGGCCGTCAATCGCCTGGAGACATACGGGCGCAAAGACCGGTTCGGCCGGCAGGCGATCATCAACGATGACCTTGGCGTATTGACCAAAGTCCCGCAGCGGCGAGGCCGCGATGGGCAACTGCTGATAAGCGAGCTGGTCTATGGTGTGCTGCTGAATAATGCAGCTCTGCAGGATGGCGTTGCGCTGTTCCATAGTACGCATAAGAATTTGCGTTCAAGCAAGGCTCTGACCATCGACAACATCCAATCGGGTATTGTTTACTTCCGTCAGCAGAAGGATGCATCGGGCAAGAAGATTCGGGTTCGGCCCGCTTTCCTGTTAGTGCCATCCGAGTTGGAATTTGCCGCGCGGCAGTATGTTGAAAGCCCGCTGATCGTTTATGGCGGCTCTACAGTGACCGGAAACAAGAATGTTCTGGAAAATATCCTGACTGTAATCGGCGAAGACCTGCTCAGCGATACGACATTCAACGCGAATGCATCGGCTACGACATGGTATTTGACCGGCAACCCGAACGAGATTGATACCATTGAGGTAGGATTCCTCAACGGCCGGCAAGTGCCTGTGGTGCATGTCGTACCGAGTATATCGGATATGTACATCGAGTTCGAATCATACATCGATGTTGGCGTTGCCGCTCAAGACTTCCGCGGGCTGCAAAAGAACACGGCATAAACAGAAACGAAACTTTAACAAATGAAAGGTATATACTATGAATACAGAAGCGAAAGCGTATCAATCGGATGAGGTGCTGGACTTGGTGGCGCAGACATCCTATACTGCAGGTCAGGTTATCCAGATGGCGGGCAAGGCCGGACTGGTACAACAGAACCTTGTTAGCGGCCAAAAAGGGTCCGTGCTTACAAAGGGTTTGGTCAAAGTGCGCAATGCCGCCGTTGCTGGAAACGCCGGCGACAATGTATGGTGGGACGAAGACGGTATCGGCGTTGACGGCAATACCGGCGCATGCACGACCAATGCGGCCAATGGGGATTTTTGGATTGGGACTCTTGCATCATCATTGGCAGCAACAGACACGGAAGCAAAAGTCCTGCTCAATGAGGTCAATCCTGCTCTGCCGCATTGGCCCAACAGGACGCATGTCAAGAAGACGGCGGACTATACCGTCCTCGATACCGACTGTGGCAAGGTCATCCATTGCGACGGCTCAGCTAAGCCCAACGACATCATTATCATCACGATGTTGGCAACGTCGCCCGGGTTCGAGATTATCATTCAAAACGATGCGGCGGATGGCGAAAGCCAGCTGCAGATAGAGGTGGCCGCCGCCGATAAATTCTGCAGTCCGACGGCGCTGGATAAAGGAGACCAGCTGCATAACACCAAGGCAACATCTGTACGCGGCGACTATGTGCGGCTGGCTGCGACGACCAGTGGATGGTATGTCGCAGAGATGCGCGGCACATGGGTTGACGGCGGTGCATAAGACGGCAGCATGACCGCTCCTTGGTTACGGCGGCAGGGGCAGCAAGGATAAGCGCCCCTGCCGCATGGTATAGGCAATAGTGGATAGGATCTATGATATGACGCCCAGAGACGAGCAGAGGCAAACAATTGACGCCTACACGATGCTGGTCATACAGACCACAGCACGAGAGACGGCCGCCGCTGCGATAGCCGAGCACAAAAGCGATTGCAAAATCAATGAGATCGCAAAGGAATGGTATGGTAATGACCGCCCCGGCGCAAAGATGCTGCTGCATGAGTATGGTCAGCGCATCAGTCGACTGGAGCGATACAGCGACGCTGCGGCAAAGGGGATATTAGGGCTCATTGGAAGATATTGGCAGATTGTTTTGGTCTTTTTGATTTTGCTTTCGAATCTTTTGGTTGTCGGTAGACGGATGACACCGCAGGATATACAGCAGATAGCCGAACAAATACGATTAATGGATGAGCAGGGGCCATAGCGATGGATAGCTCAGCCGACAGATATCGAATTTTGCGGCAGGAGCTGGAGGCACTGATCGAGCAGAGGGACGAGCTAAATCGACAGATAGCCGAGCTGGCCATTCGGCTGGAAGCGATGGATTATGATATGGGATGCAACGAATATGATAGGGATGGTGCATAGCGATACACTGATTTTTCCGCTGTTGCTATTGGTGATAATAGCAGCAGCGGCGATGCCAATTACGTGGTCGTATCAATGCACCGACCCGAATAATCCAAAATCAGGCCGCTGGGTATGGAAACTGGACAAACCCGATGAGTTGGTCCTGATGCCGGAGTATATGTATTTCTATGCCCCGCCGCAGTATATCTTGGTTCAGATTCCAGCCGCCTCTGCCAGTCGGATGACGCCAACGAAGGCCTATATAGCCCAGTCCCATACTACGATCACAGACAGTATGGGATTTTTGCGAGAATTGGCCGACAAATGGACGACAGTCTATGATATGACCGAATTGAGTTGGCTGTCGGCGCACTGGATACCGCATAGGCCAATCGAACAACCCAATGTGGTTGAACCCAATGAGCCGGTTATTGTGGACGAACCAAACGAACCGATAATTGAAGACCCGATTTTTAAAATCAAACTGGTATGCATAACGCAAATGGGAATACGATACCATCGGCTGGATTGCCGGTATGCCAAAAATGCGCCGTGCATATTGTTGGAAGAAGAAGCGATAGCCGCTGGATATACGCCCTGTTCGGTTTGCAGGCCGGACAAAGATGATTAGCGACATAATAGCTATAAGGAGTAATGGATATGAATAGACAGATCATACTGTATGACCTGAATTGGCCATCCTTACCATTTGAGACCGACGCAACCAATCCAGTGACGGGCTGGTATGATGTGTGTACCGGGCAGATGTTTGACAAGGTCAATCATACCTTATCATCATCCCCGACTTGGACAGATTGTGTCACTTCTATCAGCGCAGACTCGAGCAGCGGTCTGTATGAGGATACACCGGATACTGAGATGCCAAGCGGCTGGTATATCTGGCGGCTATGGGATTCATCATCGCCCGCATCAACCGACCAATGCGCCAAGGCGAAGCTGGTGTACTGGAATCAAGAGCGGCGCGTCATCATGTGCATAGCGGATCTGTAGTATGAGCGTATTCAGCGAAAGATTGGTTGCGGATGCAAAGTTCTTTCTTGACGCATTCGGCGAAAGCATCACTGTTCTTCCGGATGGTGAGACCGAGCGGACTATTACGGCGATAGTGGATTACGCCGACATCGAGCCCGTGCCGGGATTACCGCACGGACATTCGTACTCGATGCGGATTACGGTCGCAAACGATGCAGCAACAGGTCTATCGACAGCCGAATTTGACGCTGGTTTGGCAAAAGTCAAAATCCCGACAGCCGTTGGCAAAACGCCGACGCTGCGGTCTATCGCCAAAATCATCAGCCAAGATGCGGGCATGGTTACCTATGGAGTACGATAATGATTGAAATCAAATTAGACGAAAAAAAACTTGCCCAAGTGCAAGCGCTGCTGCGGTCTATCCCAAAGGGCATGCCGAAGGTGATGAGCCGCGCAATCAACAAGACAGCTGGAAAAGCGCGAACAGACTTGACGAAAGCATTGGCCGATAAGGTGGCGCTGAAAAAAAAATATATCCGTGATAATATCAAGCTGCGAAAAGCCAGCTACCGCCGCTGGCAAGCCGATTTATCGCTGGCCTATTGGCCAATCAATCTAAGACATTTTGGCGCGCGGCAAACGAAAACAGGCGTATCATACCAGATATTCAAGGATGGAGGACGCGCTCTGTTAGAGCATGCATTCATTGTAGAGCGATTTGGCAAAAATGTTTTTAAACGGTTAGCTCCAGATGACGACCCTGAAGGCATTGTTACACGGCATGGCGGCAGTGCGCCGAGCGTACCGCGTCTGCCGATCAGCATCCAAAGGGGACCGAGTCTAAAAGAGATCTACACTGAAGACAGCGCATTGCCGGCGCGGACGATGGCGGATGCAATGCAAAATCTGGAGCGCAATGTAGATATGCAGATTAGGGTACTATTGGAGAGGCGGCGATAATGTTAGGTCCTGAGCTGATAGCAAATGGTGATTTTTCCAGCGCTACCGGCTGGTCAATCGGGAATGGCTGGACTATATCCGATGGCAAGGCGCGCTATTCAGGGCAGGGCGATTCTACGACATTCCGCACGCTGCCAATCGGGGCGCCGCAATCGCTAACGATAGGACAGACCTATCGGGTGACCTATACGCTGAGCCAAATGGCGATGCAAATGGATGCAGGAGGGGTCTATGCATCATTCGATCAGCAGGATGGAACAAGGCATACACAGGATCAGGACGGGACATATACCGATGAGTTCGTCTATACGGGCTCAGACCCGTATCTGTATTTCAAGGTGTCCGGCGTGCCCGATGGAGTAAGCTCATTCGACCTGGACAATGTATCGTTGCGGCAGGTGATACACGAGCCGATAATCGAGCAGATAGCAGAGGACATCAAGGCGACCGTAGCGGGCATCACGATAGCCAACGGGTATCATCAGGACTTGACGCCTATTCGGCCGCGCCGCAATGATTTTGCCGATGTTTGTCCAAGTGATGGTATCGTATTGATCTGGCAAGAAGACGATGACCCCAGCGAGACTGCACCGCCAATGGCGGAGGAATTCTTTCAAGAATTCATGCTGATCGCATTGGTCATTGATAGCGATGCTGCGACGGATAGCATTGATACGCGGCTCAATCGAGTAAAGAGCGATCTACGGAAGGCGCTTCAGGAAGATGTAACGCGCAGCGGGCTTGCCATCAATACCGTGCCCGGCCCCAGCAGAAAATTTGACGATGGCAGTGGGTTTTCTGGCATAGCTGTTACATTTGTCGTGCATTATCGCACGCAATATAATGACCCATATACACAGATATAGGAGACAAATAATATGCTAACCAAAAAAAGAATAATCAAAATCGCAATCGAAACGACGCCCGGAACGAAGGTGTCCGGGTCCGTACCCGTGCTGGTCGAAGACTTGGAAATAAAACCGACATCGCCATTTGAGCAGCGGGCCGGCGGCGGTCTCTATCTGGGGAACACCGTGCCGGGAACGCTTGGCGAATTGACAGGAACATGCTCATTTACGGTCGAGTTGCGCAGTAGCGCCGGCGTTACCTTTACAATGCCAAAGGCCCAATATAAAGAAATTTCCGAAGGCGA